CAATTGTGTGTGTTAAAAATATAACGAAGTTCACAAAAAGTTCACAAAATGTTCACAGAATGTTCACAGAATCTTCACAATTAGGGTTTATAATTAGTCTTAGAAAATCAGATAAGGGTTCAGCCTTTATAGCCGGTCGGCTAGAATTGAATATATCGAACGTCTGTTTTGTGTACATATTTATGGACATAAGGCTTAGTTTGAGTACAATTCTCTGAGGAGCAACTTGATAACTAAATATAGGGTAGCCGGTTGACCGGCTGAGTAAATAAATGTTTCACGTGAAACATCAATTGAAAGGACGGTAAAGGACATGGAAAAAACAGAAGTTGTAAAGGTTATGGTATCAGAAGAAAAGGCTCACGCAATTGAGGAGTCAATTCGTAATAGTCAGGCGCTTGTTGAGCTAACTGCAAAGCAGTGTTCGGTTGACATTGCTTTAAAGGTGACAGAAGCAATAGAGCAGAAGGTACACGTTTTAAGAGGTAAAGCCGATAACATGAAGGGTGCTGCTGAATATCTTAATGAGACATTCGGAATCAAGGATACTCAGCGCAAAACATACGCAATTGTTACACATAAATTTGCTTTACGTGATAAAGACGATACTAGCTACACACTATTATCACCTGCATTTCGTGATTTTGGAGTAGGCAACCTTGAAGAAATTCAGAAGTTTGATGATTTTGACAACTCATCAATGGAAGCTTTAGTAGAGTTTCTACAGAGACACTCTATCACAAAGGATACCACAGTAAAGGCACTTGAAGCAATGCGTAAACCTCAGTTAGAGGAAAAGAAGCCGGAAAAGACAGATGTTTCACGTGAAACATCTGAGGATAAGAAGCCGGAAGGTGAGGATAATCTCACAACAAAGATTAAGGCTGAAAATGACCATCTACATGAAAAGGTAGAGTCTACACGTACACTCGTAGCACGCATTTATCAGCTTGCACTTGATAAGAAGTTATCAGATAAAGACTACAGAAAGCAGTCAATTGAGATTCTTGCTCAGTTAGAAAAGACATTTAAGTAAAATAAATCTTCAGCCGGTCAACCGGCTACCCTATATGCTAAAGGAAAGGAAAGGTAAGGAAATGGAAGAAACAAAACAAACCTTAGAGTACTATGAAGGAGCTATTGATGCTTATCAATATGTACAAGAATTAATAGGACTCTACAATGATTTAAACATTACAAATATGGAACTAGATTGTTGGCTTGAAGCAATGATAGTAACAAAGAGTGCAGAAGCAACTCATGAGCAAGCCAATATATTATCAGACATGGAGAGGAGCCAATCGGATAGGGAGTAATCCCTAGCCGGTTAACCGGCTGAGGTATAAATATGGCAGAGAATAGATTAAAATTTGATAGAATGATTCGACTATCAGAGCAAGGTGATGAGCGAGCTATACAAGAGCTTAAATCTTATATTAGACGCTCAGCGCCTTATGCTAATAAAAATCTAAGAGCATTGGAGCAAGCTGATTTAACAGATTATGCCTATGGCAGAGCAATGACATATCTTGAGAGCGAAACACTCTCACGCTCATTTAGTGGAGCAACAAGAAATAGAGAGCTTTCTGATATGATTGATGAAGCTACAGAGATACATACATTCTTGCGCTCATCTACCCACACAGTAGCTGGAGCCTCTGATGCGTGGAGCAAGCAGCAAGCCGGTTTGCTTAAGCTCAAAAATGAATTCGGTTATAATGTTCCGATAGAGTCTGATGATATAAAAAGAGTTTCAAAATTAATTACAAAGAATCCAGCACTTAAGAATATAGGAAGAAGTCTAGGAAACGATGGTTTAAAGTTCAAAGGTGCAGAGCGTTATGAGTTAATAGAGGCAATAAATTCAGCCATAGAGAATAAGTTATCAGACCCTGAAATACAGTTAATTATAGATAGATACGCTAGTGGCGAAATTATATATAATGAACTGCTAGAAGATTTGAACAACAAAACTTCAAAAGATATTGAGGAAATGATACAATGATAAGAACAGAAAATGGTGAAAGACTTCTTGAATTTGAAGATGTCACTGATAGATTAGTAAAGGCTATAGCATGGAATATAGAGAAACAAGGTACATGTGGTAGTAAGCGTGGAACATATATGCGAGATTTCTTTACTATGGATATTGAGTCCTCAACAATAGGAAAGAATTCAGATACACCAATAGCTTTTGCATACTCAATTGCAGTATATATTGATAACACAGGCATAATGTTCAGACGCTGGAAGGATTATCTAGATTTTATCAGCCGGTTGACCGACCGCCTTAGATTAGATAAAAACAAAAAGCTAGTATGCTATATACATAATCTTCCTTATGAATTTCAATTCATGAGAACATTTATGAATATAACTGATGTATTTGCTACACAAAAGCGTAAGGTAGTAAAATGCAGATGTGAAGGTATCGAGTATAGATGTTCATATAAGCTTACAAATTTAAGCTTAGAGAAATTTACAGATTCTATACCAAATATAAAACACCCTAAGCTAGAAGGTGAAGAATTTGATTATTCTAAGCTTAGAACACCAAAAACAGAAATAACTCCTAAAGAAGCTGATTATATATTCAATGATGTAGCTGGTTTGTATGAAGCGATTGATTACACTATACAACATGATAATCTAACTATTGGCTCTATACCACTTACATCGACAGGATTTGTACGTAATGAATTACGTAAGGCAATGAATGAAAATCCTAAAAATAGAGCGAATATGCTTGCTTGTAAATTAGACCAATATACATATGGTCTACTAAGAGAAGCACGTAGAGGCGGAAATACTCACTGTTCGCCAATATGGTCGAATATGGAATTAGAAAACCTAATGAGTATGGATATGTCCTCAGCTTATCCGGCAGTAATGATACAGTGTAAGTTTCCAGTATCAAAGTTTATACCGGTCAAGTATCCTCAGCAGTTTGAGAAATTTATTGGTAAGTATGCATGTATTCTTGATATATCATTTGATAATATTATGGTAAATACACTAGCTTCAGTGCCATACATAGCAAAAGCGAAATGTACACAACTTAGAGATATAGTTGGTGACAATGGTCGTGTATTATCAGCAGAACGGTTATCAATGGTTATTACTGATATAGATTATCAGATAATAAGGGATACATACACATGGCGAAATGTAGAATGTCGTGCATGCTTATGTGCAGATTATGGCTATTTGCCAGACGAACTGCGAAAGCTTCTATTAAAGCAATACTATGATAAGACAACTCTAAAGGACAAAGATGAATATCTGTATAACAAACAGAAGAATAAATTCAATGCGAATTTTGGTTGTATGTTAACAGATATATGTCAAGATTCAGTAAGTTATGACCCGGAAAGTGAAGATGAACCATTTAAGATGGTAAAAGACAAGGACTACACAGACAAGCTAGAAGAATATTATAAAAATAAATCTTCATTTTTACAATATCAGCATGGTGTATGGGTTACTGCCCACTGTAGAAGACGATTACAGAAAGCTATATCTGGCTTAAAGAGAGATATGGTTTACTGTGATACAGACTCAACGAAGTTTTTCGTATCGCCGGTCAACCGGCTACTGTTTGATAAGCTTAATGCAGAAATCATGCAAGAAATTCAAGATTGCGGTCTTAACTGTACAGTAACGTACAAAGGTAAAGATTATACATTAGGCATCTGGGAAGAAGATGGAGATTACAAAGTATTTAAGTCAATGGGTGCTAAGAAATATGCTTACATTGATAATATAGATATTATTGATGGTAAGAAAGTTAAAGTTGATTATGATGTATTTCATATCACAGTTGCAGGTTTATCAAAATCAAAAGCTAGAAAATGGCTGGAACAACATGGTGGTATGAAAGCATTTAAAGTCGGAACTGTTGTACCACCTAAATATAGTGGAAGAAGCACTGCTAAGTATAATGATTGGACTGATATACGTCTATTAAAAATAGACGGTGAAGTCATTGAAGTTGGTGCGAACTTAGCAATCGTAGATTCTACATATGAATTTGGTATCAGTGAAGACTATGAGAACCTATTGTCAAACATATCGGAAGGAGTGATGTTCTAATGTACATCAAAGATGAAAAAATGTATAAGACTCTCAAAGTAATTGCACAAATTGTTTTGCCAGCACTTGGTACTTTGTATTTTAGTCTTGCACAAATATGGGGTTTACCATATGGCGAAGAGATTGTTGGAACTATAACAGCAATCGACACTTTCTTAGGTGCGTTGCTTAAGGTATGCTCTAACAACTACAAGAAAATAGAAAAGGAGAAGGAAGATGAAACTAAGAGAATTGATTGAAATGAATGCTTCAGCAATGCTAGGAAAACCTTATGTATGGGGTGGTGAAAGTGACAGTGAAGGTGGATATGACTGTTCAGGTTTTGTTTACAATGTACTAAATAAATGTGGAATTAAAGTTGGAAGAACAACTGCACAAGGTTACTACAGACACTTCCAGCATAAGCCACACTATAATTTAGCATCAGCACAGTGTGGTGACCTATTGTTCTTTGGTAAAAGCTTAAATAATATTACCCATATTGCTATTGCTAAAGACTCACAGACAATGTGGGAATCTATTGGTTCATCAAAGAACACAAAGAAGAATCCTGGTAAAGGTATTTCTATATCTAGTATAACAAGACGTAAAGACTTGTTATGTGTTGTAGATATTGTAGATGATGATACTGTATATTACCCACAGTACACTGGTAAATCAAGTAAGATTGATATTGTATTCCAGGAAATTGGTGCTCCTTATGGTTCAGTATCTAAGCGTAAGACTACTGCAATTCACAATGGAATTCTAGATTATAAGGGTACTCTTGCACAGAACTTAAAGCTTATTAAGCTTGCTAAGGAAGGCAGACTATACATGTAGGGCATACCGCAGCCGGTCAACCGGCTACGATTATAATAAGAACAATGTAAAGCAAAGAAAGGTAAGGTAAAGAAAATGAAAGAGATTAGAACAAACGGTATTACAGGTAAGGATATTTTTAATTGCGGTTCTTCAACTCCTATTAAGGAAGTGATTGGAGTTAAGCTTGATGTTACAGACATCTATGTTACAGAAAAGGAAGACGGAGTAGTGGCTGGTTACCTTAAGACAACTGATGGTACAATGTATGCTACAATTTCAAATTCAATCTTAGGTCAGCTTGACGGACTCACAGAGTTACTTCCAGCGACTGTTGTAGCTATCTCTAAGAAGAGCAATAGCAACAGAGATTATTTGATGTTAGAATTGGTATAGCCTAGCAGCTATATAAGAAAGGATAGGATAGGACACTATGGATACAAGCAAGTTCTATGACATTAGAAAATGTAAAAGCGATATGCCAATCAAAATTATAATCGGACCTAGAGGTTGTGGAAAAACATATAGTGTCCTTGACTATATGCAAGAGAAGTCTAGTGAAGAAAGTAAATTTATTTACATGCGTCGTGATGGTACAGAGATAGACTCATGCTCAAGTGAATATGGCAATCCATTCAAGAAACTTAATACTGATAAAAATTATGATATTCACCCTTTCCAAATCAGTAAGTTTAATGGATTCGGTATTGCAAGGGACGACGACCTAAACGTCATTGGATATGGTGTGGCTTTATCTACGTTTGCATCAATGCGTTCACAAGACTTCTCTGATGTTGATAGAATATTCTTTGAGGAGTTTATACCAGAGAAACATAAGCGTAAAATTAAAGGTGAAGGTACTGCACTCTTAAATGTATATGAAACAATCAATCGTAACAGAGAGTTGTTTGGCGAACCACCATGCGAATTGATTATGTGTGCTAATGGTATTGACTTAGCTAATCCTATATTACTAGAGTTAGGTGTTACCAGTTTAATAGCGAAGATGTTAGCTAATAAACAAAGACGTCTTACAGTTCCAGAAAAATCTCTATATATAGAACTTATACCACGTACAGAGATTTCTGATATGAAGAAAAATACAGTCCTTTATCGTCTAGCTAATAAAGATTTTATAACAGATGCATTGGACACTTCATTTAGAGGTTCTGATTTGGAGTTTGTTAAAAAGAATGTTAATCTTCGTTCATATAAACCTGAGTTTGCATTTTCTAATTATGTAATATTTAGCAACAAAGAACATTTCTATGTATGCAATTCAAATGTACCTTGTAAAGTAGAGATAGCTGAAAGAGAAGCCTCACGATTACAAGCAATGTTTGGACCTAGATATAGAATACTACGTGCTATGGGTAAAATTTATTTTGATGATTATGTTACCCTAGCTTTATTTGATAGACTCCTCTCTTATGAGGTACTTTAATTTGTTTTAAACGCAGAGGAATATGGGACTAGGTCAACTCCCAGAAGGAGATGTCCCTTTGCTGACCACAACTAATCTGTGTTTAAATAAGTAGCCGGTCAACCGGCTGAGGTCCAAGTCTTATGACGTTAAGGAAGTAAGCCGGTTGCAGTGCTAACTAAGGAGAGAATATGAAGTGGTTAAAAATCTTGTATATAAAATATATAAAAGGAGAGTGTAGACATGTGTGCTTATGGTGTAAATACAGAAACGAATGCTTCGACAATTTTGAAGTATAATTTACAGTTTTTCGCTGAAGGTGGAGATGATGGTGACGATGGTAATAATCCAGATAATAATGGAAGTACTGGCGATGGCGATAATACTCCATCTATAGACCCAGCTGCGTTTGCAGAGATAATCTCTGATAAAGATAAAAAACTAGAGGAAATGCAAGAACAGGTAAGCAAACTTCAGAAAAGTAATGCAGAGTTGTTAGTGCGTGTAAACGCAGGAACAAAGGTTACACAAGAAAAAACCTTTGAAGAAAATTTAATAGCTTTAAATGGTTGGAAACCAAGAAAGGAGTAATATGGAAACTACTCAAATTTATTCCATGGTCAACGATATTGTACAGCAGACTATGGGTGGCTCAGACATTGAAGTCTGCGATACAAATTCACTCGTTGCATTAGGAAATACAGTATTGAATTCTAGTAGCAATACTGAAGCTTTCCTTAACACTATCGTACAGAGAATAGGTAAGACAATTATTTCTTATCGTCCTTACACTTCTCAGTTATCTCTACTTGATGTAGGAGATATGGAGTGGGGTCAGATTATGCAGAAGATTAAGGTTGATATGCCTACTGCTGAAGCAGACCCAACATATGACCTTGTTGATGGTGAATCAATTGATATGTATAAAGTACATAAGCCAAAGGCTCATCAGAAACTTTTCGTAAAGAGAACTCCAGTTGATTATTCTATTACTACACAGAGAAAGGCTCTTAAAGAAGCATTCAACTCTGCTGAAGCAATGGGCAATTTCCAGGCTGCTGTATCTGGTGAAGTTCGTAACGCTATCGAGTTAGGTCAGGAAGATTTAGGGCGTTTAACAATGGCTAACTTCATTGCCAATATGGGTAGCAATCAGATTATACATCTTGTTACAGAGTATAATACAGCAACAGGTAGAACAGTACCAACAGGTATGGCTGCAACATTAGATGAGCCTTTCCTTAGATGGGCAATTGCTCGTATTAAGAACATCTCTACAAAGATGCAGACAATGTCAGTACTCTATAACAATGATGGCTTCCAGCGTCATTCACCATTTGAGATGCAGAGATTTGTATACTATGTAGATTTCATGACTGCACTCGAAACACAGGTACAGTACGCTGCATTCCATGATGAATACGTAAAGCTGGCTACCGGTATCGCAGTTCCTTATTGGCAGGCTGCTAAGAACGAAACAAGAATTGAAGTTACAAATGAGGATAATGAGACAATTGCTCTCAATAACCTTGTAGCATTCATTCATGACCGTGACGCTCTCGGAACATACCGCAAGGAAG